CAGCTGCTTGCGGTAAAACCGCTTTAGTTGTTGGGTCAATTAATCCAGCGTCTAACATTTGTTGTTCGGTATAGACGTTGCCAGCCGCATCTTGATAAGTCGCACCGGTGCCTTGTTCAATACCACCAAGCATTCCCTCGGTTCCAAAAAGCCTGCCTTGGAATCCGCCAGTTAGAGACTGTATTCCTCCGCCAGATCTGCTCAACAAATCACTAGGCACTTTAGCGCCAAAAGGTAAACCTTCGCCTGTAACTTTGTTTACCCAATTACCTTTAGAATCTTTTACATAATCAGCCGGGTTTGCTGATTGAAACAATCCCTTAACTGATCCAATAGGGTCGGAAGCTAAACTGCCAATGCCACTTCTAAGCGCTCCCGGTATGTCTTTAAAACTTTGGCCTAAACCGCTAAAAAATCCTCCAGTAGAGCTTGCGCCTTTGATTGCACCTATACTGTCTTTAATTCCGGGTCCAACACGTAATGGTCCAGCTACACTCAATAAGTTAAGTGGGCTTGCATCGCCTTTAACAACATCAACCACGGTCAAAGCTTTATCTGCTATTGCCGCAATAGGTTGCCAAGGACCGGGAATAAACTGTGCTACTTTTGCAAGTGGTCTAACAATCTTTTTAAGTTTTTTACCAATCTTCTTGAAAAACCCAAACTCTTCTAAACCGGTCATTTGGTTCAAGCTTGCAATTCCCACACCAGCTACTGCTTGTGCAGGGTCTATATTAGACTCTCGAAACTTTCTTTCGATCATGCCCTCAAGCTCTTCGTCTTGCATAAACTCTGCTGGAAGGACAATTTCGCCGGGGCTTAAGTGTGCTAGTTGCGTGTCTTCGCCAGTGCCAGCTGCTTGTACTTGTCTAGCAAGATCACCCAATGGCGCATTAGCGCCGGTAACCAATCTTGTGATAGCAGCATCTAGAGCTTCTATTTCGTCTGGATCATTAGACATTTGTTTTTGTTGCTCTAATTCTTGCAGGCCTTGCATGAAACCAGCATTTTGTGCGCCAGTTTGTGCGCCTTCAAAAATATCCATTTCTTGATCTGATACAGCTCCAGAACCCATAACTCGCACTCTTGAGCCAGCAGTAGGGGCAGAAGGCATAGGCATCTGCATGGGCTGCGCAGCCTCAAACATTTGCCTTTCTTGATCGGATGTGGCTCCAGATCCCATTGTCGGCATATAAAGCTCAAGCATTCGCACCAAAGCTTGTCTTTTTTCTGGATCGGTTTCTATGCTTATTGCTTCACTGAGTTGTTGTATGATCTCCATGTTGTCTTCTTTCTGAGGTGTAGGCGGATCATACATTTCTAGCCTACGTCTGAGTTCTTCTCTTTGTTCTATAGTATTTTCTGGTGATTGCATAGCTTCACGTAGCTGCGCAATTATTTGATCATTGTCTTGCATCAGGCTCGGCATCATAGGTTGCATTTCTTGGTCAGATACCGCACCAGCTCCCGCAAATTGGTTAATTCTTTCTAAAAGTTCTGGTGTAATTGTGTTCTCTGCCATAATATTAACTTGTCGTGACGGTTACACTGCCAACGCTCAAAGTACCTCCCAATCCTGTTACATATGTCTGATGCTCATATAAATTCCTAAATTCCGTGCCATCAAACGCCTGATGGACCTCCACGGTGCTATTAAATATTATAGCACCAGTAGCGAATTGTAACGCAGAAATTTGTGAAGCGTTAAAAACCGGCGTTTTATCTACATCTTTTGCGCCAAGGTTTATTTCTAATATTCTTACCAATCGGTTAAACGTATCGGCGCTAACCTCATCTTCCATGGCAAGAGGTAAGCGGGTCTCAAGGATTTTTGCCATCAGCCTCTGCGCCCGGAAGGCTGTATATCCAGCCTAGTGTTGCCAACCCTAAACTTGTAATCTTTTTTGTTAGCCACCACTTCGTTGTCATCGTCCGACTCAAAGCGTAAAACCAATTGCCGAGTTCTGGTTCTAGTGTTGGCGAATCTGGTTGTTGTGTATACCTTGTTCGTAGAATCAGTAGATAGCGTGTCACCATTGTAGTCTCTACGCTTTAAAACAATATTCATGGCTGGTGAATTTGATATACCAGATGTGGTTGAAAACTTAATATCCGGTATCAATTTTTTAACAAACATAAAGGTTTCGCCATCACCCAAATCTATGTCAGCAGACTCTATAAAGACATCGGCCATAGCGCTATCGTCATCGTTAAAACCAGACTCATGTAAATAAACAACGCCCGAACCAGAAACCTTACCCGCAGCAATTGGCTTATCTTCAATGCCCGCATCAAGCCAGCTGTATCTAACTAGCTTTCCAACGCTCCAAGTTTGCTCTTCGTAGTTGTAGATCACGTATCTTGATATTTCGTCCGTGCTATCTTCTATAGATGGATACCAAAACCAAACCTCTGAATGCTCTGCATTTACCGATGCATAACATTTAAAAGCTTGAGTTAAGTTAAGATCTGAGAACACATAGTCTTGCACGCTACACGGTAGTTTTTTGACCGCGCCGTTGTAATAGTAAAATCCGTTCTTACTCATAAAAAAGACACCAACCGGGCTGTTAATGGCCGCTTTTGGACCAATAAGTCCTGCTCCCTCGTTTATGAGATTTAAAGCAAAAGTAAGTGGTGGTCCTATAAACGTCATTGAGTAAAGACTGGTATCGGTCCAGATTAAAGTCTCTTGCCTTGACTTCAGGCCACCCACAATCAATGAGCCAGATGATAGTCTTACAGAGCCAGCTGTATTTGTGGCAATCGGATTGAAGTCTAATTCGTTTTCTGTGTCTGAGAATGCGACCAGCATCGGGTCAATAACGCCTGTTCTGTTGCCGCTGCTACTATCAATTGGATCCGCGCCAAGAACGATCAAATGACGGTCTACTTCGCTGGTTATTACTTGTAAGCCCAAAGTAGGCACTTTGCTTGCTCCGGTAATACCTTGCAGCTCTAAAGCTCTAACAGACAAGCCGTTGTTTTCAACCCATCGGTATATACCGCCGCCTCTTGGGTTGATGATTAAATTTTCACCAAAATTGTCGTGAGTCCATAGCCTCAGCTGTCCGCTTGCAGTAATCGCAGAAGAAGAACCAAACGTACCTGCGCCCCATGTACCAACACCCCAACCAGTGCTAGGCACATAAACGTCCAATCCGGTGTTAACTTGATACGCGCCGACAACGCTGCTTCCACCGTTGCCGCTGTCACTTGCGTTAGCTGTAACTTCTGAACCGCTGGTGTCTTTGGCAGTAACTGTGTATGTGTTTGTCCCGGTAACAAGAAGTATTTGATATTCTTGGTTAATAACAGCAGCTGTTATTAATCCACCCAATGAAGACGCGCCAGAAAAAGTTACAAAATCGCCCGTAGATGCGCCGTGTGAAGCGTCAGTTACGGTTAATGTAGAGGAGCCATTAGTTGCGCTAAACGTAACGTCTCCGGCGCTTGTAGTAACTCTGATGGGGGTTATATCGTTGTAAGCTTCGCCTTCTTCAATATAATATTTGAGGTGAGTGCCGATTCCTAAGTATCTCGCACCGCCGAGAGAAATCCAGCTATGTAAGGCTCTGCCAGACCCTAGATAAGTGTTGGTATCAGATTGTTTTTCCCAACCCCCAATTTTCTCTGGCCTGCCTTTTCTAAACCGAACAAGATTACCATCTACCCAACCATTTTCGTTTGCGTAGTCGGTTTCTTCTTTGTTTATACCCGGTTTAAAATTTAATGTAGTTAGTGGCATACAAAAATTTTACCACAAAAGATTAAACTTTAAGCCAATCGTATAATCGCAGCTGTTGCATTGGCAGCCGGGAACACAATTGTAAAATTGCCTGCGGTGCTAGTTTTGTCTCCGCCGAAATCTATTACAGCAATTGCTTTGTTTCCATTTGTACTATTGTAAATTAAACAACCTCTTGCGGTTACGGTAGCTGTACCAAACGTCAAATCAGCAAAATCACATATGGCTGTTGAGCCTGATAGTGCTGGCGTTACGTTAGTAAGCGCATTTCCACCCGCGCTGTAGTTTGTTCCAGTTGCTTGCCCAGTGGTCACATAAACCGTTGTGCCAGCGCCCAAAGTTGCTGAAGACGTATATAAAGCAAGCTTTATACTGTCAGCGCCATTGGTCAAATTGTGGCCTTCCACTAGAAGTTCCTGCTTAAACGAATTAGCTATAGCTGATGTTAGTGCCATTTATAACTCCTTAATTATCTTAGCCATATCATTATGGCCTTGATTATTCAACAAGTTTACCATAGTTGTTCGATCTGAGGTAATTGCATTCTTAATTCCGTACAACACTATCGTATAGATGTAATTTTGGAAGGCTTCTGCTTGTTGTCTAATATGAGGAGCAGCGTCAGCCGACACCTCGCATATTTTTTTAGTAATTTGTTCAGCCCAAAACTCTGGATCATGACCTTTGTTTTGCGTAGTCTCAACCATTACGTTGCCTACCTTAAAAAAACTTTCGTTACCTATATCAGCCACGGTAAGGCTCCGGTGGTTTTATTTCTTCTTGCACTGGTATGTTTAGTTTTTCCATTTCTGCTTGCAACTCAGATTTTTTACAAACAATCCAATCTGGCTCGTTTGGTAGCGCAACCATCGGATCGTCTAGCCTATGGAAACCATAAATGCGCTCATCCTGTGGCACGTTTTGATCTAGCAACGTAGACCTATTTGACACGCCAACTTGTATTTTTGCATCCATACATTTAGCTAACCAAAATTCAACACAAGCCCTGCCCGCTTCTGCAAAATGTAAATTGTGGGTGTAGCTAAAATCTATGCCAAACAAATCTATTCGCGCAACCTTGTTCCAGTAGGCAAAAGCAATCGTCAAAGGAATTGTATTATTCAAATAAGCGCACTTAGTTTCTTGCACCACTTCTTCGATTGGATACAAAACCGCGCTTGGCACTCTTGGATCTAGTTCGCACGTGTAACAAGGTATGTCACATTCTGGCAAAAACTTTTTAAGTACATCGGTTTGCGCTCCAGCGTCATCGGTATCAAAAAACCGACTTGCTGGGTCCAGCATAAACATACGATCTGATTTGTATACCGCAGCTGCTGAATTGACGGTCCAAACTTCGTCCCATTCAACGCCGTTTTCTCGGCCTATTGCGTAATCTACTTGTGAATTGCCCAGCGCCACAATCGCCACATGAGCGCCCTCAAGAGACTTGATTTTTGGCATTAGTTTACTCCTGTTCTCAGGAGGTCGTAACGATATTCATCTCTGGTTTCACGTCCCTCCGCAATGGTCTTCATTCTGGCAATGGCCTCTTTGAACCGTTGCTCAAATGTCGCTATGACATCTGGTGGCTCTTTTAAGAACACTGCCGCTTCTGCGAGAGAACCATAAAGGAGAGCGTCAGGGTAGTCTGTGGATAGAAGTGTTGTGCCACTTTCTGCACCGGACGTTAGGGACGCCGGTTTATGCAGATAGTGGATCTCTACGTCGTAGTTTGCGTCAGGCACTGGAGCAAGCTCAAATGCAGTGTCGTCAAACAGTGAGTAATATCTGGGCCTGCCAGTTGTAGTTGTATTCGGCGCAAACTCTTTGATGAAAGATGTGTGCTTGAAATCCAAGTAGTGGTAGGTGTTTGCAGATATTATTGCCACACTAAACGGCGCGTAAAAGTCTGAGGGTGTCGCTAAAAATCTATTACTAGCAGAAACCGCTCCAGTTACGTTTTTTCGTTGTTTAGGCAGCTCGACAAGCTTAAAAATGCGTTGTTCAGATTCTTTTATAAAAGTGGGTAGATTCGTAACAAAAGTAGTCTCTGTACACTCTAAGTAATCTTGTATTGCAGTCTTTAATGTTTCTAACGTAAAACTCATGATGTCGTAATGGTTACCTCGCCGACACTTATAGTAAGCTCGTAAGTGTCAAGTTTAGTTCCAAGTATACCTTTGTCTACATTTGTATACAACACAAAAGACTGATTGAATTCCGATGTCTCTGGTCTAGCATCACGAATTGCTTGCGGGTCAGACGGTTTTGGCTTTGGATCTAATTGTGGGTGTTTGGGTGACCATTGATCTGGACCCACAATTAAACCATTCCACGTTTTTTTCATTTCGTGTCGTTTGTAACGAAAACCTGTGATATCACAGATGCCGTAAGCTTTTTTTCCAGATGCAAATGCCATTACGCTGAATTATACCTACCAAGATCTGGCACCATTCTAAAAGATGTTCTAGGCTCATCTTGCGATAAAGCCCTTTGAAATTCTTCTTCATAAACTTGTTTTAACATGCCGGTTCTTTCTGGCGCTTTTTTCATGCTTATATAATAAGCAAGGCCAGCCACAAAACATGGAAAAAATCTAAACGGCATATCGACGGTGTCTACTGCTCCGTCCGCATCATCCATCCTCGTCAAAACATTTAATCTTACTGTGTAGGTGCTATTTTTATCAGGCACAGGCCAAACTGTTATTGTCGGGGTTGTTTGTTTGTTTACAAAAACTTGATTTGGTTTTCCGCTTGTTGTTTTAACGCTTAAGTTTGCATACTCCGCACGACTTATTTTATTCAAAGGAAAGTCAGTGGTTTCATTACTAATTGTTTCTCGAACATAGGCATCCAACACGTCAATAGGTGCTGTACCGTTTGTAGAATCAATATTGTAAGTAGAAGTATCTTTTACCATGGTTATGTCTACTTCTTTTATGGTCCATTGATTTAAACCCCGGTTAGCCCACTCTGCCAACATCAAATTAACGCTTCGTTTGGCTGTGCGCAAATCATAACCTGTACGAAGCTCCAAGCCACAACGCTCAAAAGCTTCCTCGATGTACTCTGCTACATCTGGTTCAAAATTTTTGCTGCCGGATAAAGCCATTTAATCCTCGTATAAATTATTGAAAGTTATCGCCGGGTCCAAATAACTTTCATGTCCTTCAGCGCTATGCGCCCATTGCGACGGCTTAAAATCTGGTGCGCCATCACCCGTAACCCAAAGAGCTGGGCTTGTAGCCCTGACTCGGTTGTTTGGCAATGCCACCAGATTACCTTTCCATTCGCAATCTTCAGTTATATATAATACATGAGATTGCTTATGTTGTGCAGGATCATCTGCTATATCCGAATCGGTGTAGTCAACCGTAAACAAATATTTGGCTTGGTAGAAATTGCCATCAATCTTAGCAATCCACGGTGAGGAGCTTACTCGGTCCATAACTGTGACCGCATGGTTTCTTGATTCGCAGTCCCATGGTTGCGCCAAATGATCTTCCATTGGCCTAGGAAACTGCTCCATCGGCATGTCAAAAACCAACCCTTGTATTGGCATACGCGCCCACATAGCGCCACCATGTATGTTGCCTTCGTTCCAATCCTCACAATCGTTTTCGCAACCTGTAAACACTACTTGAAAACTTAAGGAACGATCTGGAATGGTGTTAACTGCAATTGCTAAAGCGTGGATGTATTCATCATGATACTTTTCATGATTGTGCGTAAACTCCCGCCTCACCCAACACTTAAAATGCGGGACGTTACTAATGAGATAAGACACGACCTATCTTTTAGATTTTTTATTCATCGCTCCGCCTTTGGATTTTTTCATCATAGCCCCACCCTTAGACTTACGCATCATGGCTCCGCCTTTAGACTTTTTCATCATGGCGCCGCCTTTAGATTTTTTCATGAGAGAACCACCCTTAGACTTCTTCATCATGGCTCCACCTTTGGACTTTTTAGGGACTAGTGGTTTGGGGTTGCTGGTTGGTATTTTTTTTCTTAAGCTCGCGGCTCTCACTGCCAAACCCGCAGGTCCGCCAATCGTAATTGCAGCCATTTTACCAGCTTGCTTTAATGATTTTTTTGTCATTCCCAGCGCATCAGAAACTGATTTGGGCATTTTGCCCATACTTGGGTCTTCCTTTATTGCTGGTTTTCCTCTTCCCCTCGGACCTGACCCTTCGTTAACCGGGTAACCTTTAGTTTTCTTGTATGTCATAATTGCTCCTTAATTTCTACCAAACAAACCCATGTTTGATTGTTTTGTTATTTTACCACCATTTCTTGCAACAATAGTTTTTACATTAGTAGGTTTGCCACCAACGCCTTGTTTCTTTGAGCGTTTGCGCTTTACAGCTGAAGCGATTTGCCCTTTTGACATTTGATTTGCTTTAGACCTAGGTACGCACTTGGGATACTTACGCTTTGATCCTTTTGTGGATGATCTTCCACATGGTTGAAACTTGCCGTCTTCTTTTGGAGCGCCAATATCTACCCAATCGCCCTTGGATCCTTTACCAAACCACGCGGTTAAGCCGCCTTTAGGCTTAGCCATTAGCTTCTAGGCACTCTTGTTTTTTTGCGCTTGCTGTTCATCATTGCACCACAGCCACGCCCTTGGACCATTACAGTGCCGCCATTTGCCATGTAGCCCATTTTGTTGCGTACTTTTGTTGGCAGCTTGCCTAAACCCTTGTTGCCTTTTGGCACTGGTTTCAGCACTTCGCCGCCATTCTTCTTACTAATTGCCCCGCCCTTGGCCGCGTATGTGCCGCCCATTTTTTTGTATTCTTTAACCATGTAAGCGTTGGCATAGGCTGAAGGATATACATCAAATTTGGCTTTAGCTTTTGATTTAGCTTTTGAATAAAGCTTAGGATTTTTGACGTTATCAGGTATGCTGCCGCCGCTTTTCATCTTGATTGCGCCCAATGTCTTCGCTTGTTGTGCGTGCGTTTTGCTGGCTTTCTTAAGGCCTTTAATTACTTTGTTTAATTTCTTTTGTGTCATTATCTCATTATTCTCATGCCCGGACCACGCATTCCAACCGCTGGTCTATTAATAGCTACGTTGACCGGACCTCTTGTTAATGGAGCTGCCACACTTCCCATAGGATCTATTTGTGGCATAGGAAACTTAGGTAAAGCAGGCATCGGCATTTGAGCAGGCATTGGCATTGGCTCAGGCATAGGCTCTTGCATTCTTGGGGGTATAAAAGGTTCATCAAGCCTCTCTATAGACATAAAATCTTGACGTGTTGGGGGCGCCGAAGGCGGAACAATCCGGTTTTCAATCGGGGTTTGTTTTTGTTTGGGAGGCATGATCCTCTCAATTGATGGCGGTTTTATCATTTTTCTACCGCCAACATCTCCTCGCGGCAACATGCCGCCTCTTTTTGGCAACGCCATCATTGCGCCTACATCGCTGCCTTCCATTCCTAGTTCTGGTAAATCTATATTTGGCACGCTTACAGGAGGTGCCACTGGAGTGATGGCGCCAGCAATGCGATCTTGTAATTCTTTCAGAGCAACCGGATCTATCTGTGGGATGTTGCGTGGGCCAGCAGTACCCAATGGATACTCTCCAAAACCAGTGCCGCCCAAAGTGCCAACCCTTGGCTCAGGCACATCCATAACAGGATCAGGCATTGGAGTGGCAGCATTTCTGTCTGCGAGTTGTTTTTGAAGCTCTGCAATCTTGGCTTCTAATGTCGAAAATTGTTTTGAGTAATCTGGCATTTGCGGAGGGGGTCTACGTCTACGCCTTAATCTAGGCCTAAAGCCACCAAAAAATCCGCCGCCCATACCGGGAAACCCGCCACGCATTCTGGGATCAAACGGAGGAGGCCCAAACCTGCCTCCGCCAAATCCACCGAATCCGCCCATCGGGGGGAATTGTGGGCGTCTTAACCTTTGAAATAAACCAGCTATACCGCCCGGAGGCTGCATAGGCATCACGTCAGGAACCTGCGGCATTCTTTGGAAAGGGTTTGGTCCTGTACCAGACTCGTACGCTAGCATTTGAGAAGAAATGTCTCCCGGCCTTTGACTCATAAACTTCCCCTAGTCGTACTTCTTAATCATCTCCAAAATAATCATGTAACTGTCGCCGCTGGAGTGACCCACAGTTGTGAAGTCAATGTCTCCGGTTTTGCCAGATCCAGCATTATTTGGGATCGCAGTAAAGTTATCGTAGTATTCGTCGCCGGTTGCATCTGCCGGAATGTGTGTAAGCAGGACACTTGATGTGGCATCAAACTCCATTTTTACGCTCATACCAACAGTCATCCAATAAATTCTTTGGATGTGAACCTCAGTGCAGGCTTGTCCGGCTGAGTTTGCAGCTAAGGCAGATACATCTACCTTTTTTACTGCTGACTCGCCCGTGCCATCAGACACGTTGGTGAACCGCATTACTGCGGTTCTTTCGCCATCCTGAATCGTTTGTGAAGCTACAGCATCAGCCATATCTCACCTCCTACAGTTCAGTTACCGCAGTGCGTTCTTTGTATGCGCCAATGTAATCAACGGTCAAAGTTTTCGCAGCGGCAGCACCATTTTGTATACC